TTACGCAACCACTAACTACATGAACATCGGCTACAAGGGTGCAGGCGCATTTGACGCTGGCATCTTCTACTGCCCCTATGTTCCTCTGCAGATGGTACGTGCGGTCGATCAGGATACCTTCCAGCCGAAGATTGGTTTCAAGACTCGTTACGGTCTTGTTGAAAACCCCTTCGCTCACTCAGTACAAGGTACTCCTGCTGTATCCGACGGTGCCATCACCAACGGTACCAACGCATACTATCGTATGTCTTCGGTCAGCAATCTGTTGTAATAAAAAGAATCCCGATAGGGACATTTTTGAGGGAGGCTTCGGCCTCCCTTTTTTTTGTATATAAATATTATAGCTCATAAGAGCGTAACAAAGGAGGGAAACTATGGACCTTAATCTACCAATAATTGGTAAAATCCACTGGCCGTCGCTACTCCTCGGAGGTGGAGTGGTCTTAGTACTCGCAATTTTGTTGTAATCTGATCATGAGCGACGGGGACTTCGGTCCCCGTTTTTATAAATAATGCTGCCAAGGATGGTGATAACATCTCATGGAGAGTCTACTCAATTGGAGAGATGAAATATGAAATATGTTTTAGCATTTGCAATGTTTTTATCCGCTAGTGTCGTAGCAGATACCGTAGTCTATTATGATGATGGTTCAACCTACACACTCAAAACAGGCCAAAATATATACATTTCTGATAAAGAAGTATTTAAAGCTAATGGCGGTCTAGACAATTGGTTGACAATCAATAGATTAAAACCATGGTCTCAGCGGGATCACAGTGGACCGACTCAAACTGACATCGATCAGTGCGAAATTGGTTTGGGTTTTGGTCACATAAGTTGCCCAATTGAACAAGAAGAAACAGAACCGTGTGATGAACTTGGTTTTGGTGGATCTTGTTCCGGATAGTATAAGGGGAAATTTCCCCTTTTCTATGTACATAAATAGATAAAACTGTATAATAGATTTTACCATGACAATGAATAAGAATATGCTATCGCCGGTAGGCTTTAGCTTCCATATTAAGAAACTACCAGAAATGAACTTCTTTGTTCAAAGCGTTACATTGCCTGGTATTCAAATTGGTGTATTCGATCAGCCGACTCCTTTCAAAGTCGTGCCTCGTTATGGAGATCATATACAATATGGAGATTTGATTGTTAATTTTAAAATCAATGAGGATATGGGTAACTATATTGAGATTTTTAATTGGATGACAGCAATCAGTTTTCCTGATACATTCGATCAATACAAAAACGCAGCAGAAAATGATAAGTTATTGGTAGGTGAAGGTTTAGAAACAGACGGGTATTTGATGATTACATCAAGTGCTATGAACCCTAATATGCGTATTGATATCGAAGATCTTTTTCCCGTAGCTCTGTCTGATGTAACGTTCGATAGTCGAGATACTAATATAGAATACATAGACGCGACTGTCACATTTAGATTTCTTAAGTATACATTTACTCCTGTATAACATGTACATGTCCATAAAAGTGTAGTAAAATAACACTTTATAGTTCATAAAAGTGCATATATGACTCTCGATGAAATCTTTGATCTGTGGTCCGATGATACCCAAATAGATCGCACTGAACTTGGTAATGCAGCTCTTGAATTGGCAAAGCTACATCACAAGTACTATCGCATTTTTTCTCAAGAAAGATTATTATACAAGAAACTCGAGGCAGATATGAAACAATTGAAGCTCGATAAACTTGAATTTTATGTTGATGGTCCAACTGAAGAACAAATAGAAAAGGGCTGGAAACTGCCTGCCAAAGGGCGCATACTCAAATCAGATGCTAGTCAATATGTCGAAGCAGACTCTGATATTATCGCCCTCAATCTTAAGCTTGCATATCAGCAAGAAAAACTAGAACTCCTCGCAGACATCATCAAAACAATTTCTAATCGTGGATTCCACATCAAATCAGCAATTGAGTGGGAGAGGTTCAAAGTTGGCGGATAAGTTGATCATCGAAAAGATCGACGAAGTCTACAACAAAGTAAGAACCGACGATCGAGGCATAGCAGAAGAATTATCAGCGTACTTTACATTTAAAGTGCCTGGTTATCAGTTCATGCCTGCGTATCGTAATAAATTTTGGGATGGACAAATACGGCTATACAATACATCTACACAGATGCTATACTCTGGTCTTAATAACTATGTGCAGATATTTGCCAAAGAACGTGATTATGAAATAGAATACGAATACGATAACAGTGCAGAGAATTGGTCTGTAGCTGAAGCAAAAGAGTTTATCGAAAAAGAAAAGTTTACGATGACTCCTCGTGACTATCAGATAGAAGCATTCGTTGATGCAATACGTTATAAGCGCGGCCTCTTTATCTCACCAACAGCGTCTGGTAAATCCTTCATCATCTATATGATCATGCGTAAGTTACTACGGCCTACACTGATCGTTGTACCCACGACTACACTCGTACATCAGATGTATTCTGATTTTCAAGACTATGGATTTAACAGCGACAAATACTGTCATAAGATATTCAGCGGCAAAGACAAGAACACTGATAAGCCTGTTGTCATCACAACATGGCAGTCCATATATAAGTTGCGCAAAGATTGGTTTAAAAAATTTGATGTGGTGATTGGTGACGAAGCACATCTATTTAAAGCCAAATCTCTGACAAGCATCATGGAGAAAATGATAGATACTCCTTACCGGTACGGTTTTACTGGTACATTAGATGGTACACAGACTCATAAATTAGTACTCGAGGGTTTATTTGGACCTGCGCAGAAAGTTATCTCAACAAAAGAGTTAATGGACAGTGGTACATTGGCAGACTTTAAGATTAAGATACTTGCACTCAAATATCATGACGAGATACGTAAGATAGTATCGAAGATGGATTATCAGGACGAAATGGATTTTATCTGTGCTCATGAAGGTAGAAATAATTTCGTCACAAATCTATCATTATCATTAGATGGTAACACACTTTTACTATTTCAATATGTTGAGAAACATGGTAAAATATTATATGAAATGATAAAGGAGAAGGCTGGTGATAGACAAGTATTCTTCGTATATGGCGGAGTATCTGGAGAAGAACGAGATACCATCAGACATATCGTTGAAAGAGAAAGTAATGCTATTATTATTGCTAGCTATGGTACGTTCTCCACTGGTGTGAATATCAAAAACTTACATTCAATTATTTTTGCCAGTCCATCTAAATCAAAGATACGTAACTTACAATCAATAGGTAGAGGTTTACGGACATCAGATACAAAAAAGTCTGCAGTACTTTATGATATAGCAGACGATCTATCATGGAAATCAACAACAAACTTCACACTAAAACATTTAATGGAAAGAGTTAAGATATACGATGAAGAGAAGTTCGATTATAAACTTTACAGCATAGGTATAAATTAATGCATGTTCTAATAAAATTAACCAATGGTGATGAGGTTATGGGTAAACTTGCTATCAAAGAAGAAAATAGTTTAGAGTTAGAAAATGCTTTGACATTGAGATATTCGTTATCAACTGATGGGTCACCAAACATGTTCTTTACAAAGTATTGTCTGTTTAATAAAGGGATGGATGTGACATTTCCTTCAGATTCTGTGATGCATGTATTTAAAGATTTAGTTCCATCATTGATAGATTATTATGATGAACAGGTAAGATATATCAGAGCTACACTTGAAGAAAAGCTCGGTGATATGAAAAAGAAAAGAACAAGTGAAGAACAAGAAGAAATACTTTTTGCTATGCTTGAAAAAAACTATAATGACACGGAGATACACTAATGGCCAATTATATTAACAACAAAGAATTTTATGCTTTATTACAAGATTTTAAAGCCAAGTGTGAAGAAGCAGAAAAAGAAAATAAACCTGCGCCACGTGTACCTGAAGATATAGGCAAATGTTTTATGATGATAGCTACAAAGCTAGCAACGAAAGCAAATTTTGCAGGCTACACATATAAAGACGAGATGATCTGTGATGCTCTCGAAAATTGTGTGGTAGCAGTACATAGTTTTAACCCAGAAAAATCAAAGAATCCATTTGCATACTTCACACAAATTATTTGGTATGCATTCCTCAGACGTATTGAAAAAGAAAAGAAGCAAACATACGTCAAATATAAATCACTCGAGCAATTAGTTGTTGATGCAGAGCTCATAGAAGATGAGTCTGATGCATACAAAAATTATGACATTGCTAACGAGAAAATGAAACCAATCATCGATAAGTTCGAGAAAAAAAAGAAAAGTAAAAAGAACGAACCCCGCGGTCTTGAAAAATTTATGGAGTAAATTTTGAAATTAGCATTAATTACCGACCAACATTTCGGAGTACGTAATGACAGCATCCAATTCCACGAATACTACAGAAAATTCTATGAAGAATTCTTCTTTCCCACTCTTAGAGAAATGGGCATCAGAGATATCGTCGAACTCGGGGATATTTTCGACAGGCGCAAGTATGTTAATTTTGACACCCTTAGTCGCTGCCGTGATTACTTTTTTGATACTATCGCACGCGACGGGTTGAGTCTACATTGTATCGTAGGCAATCACGATATCTATTTTAAGAATACCAATCGAGTTAATGCACCCGATCTCTTGCTCGGTGAGTTTGACTTACATGTGTATTCTGAACCGACTGAAGTAGATTTCTATGACACATCTATCTTAATGATGCCGTGGATTAATAGCCAGAACTATGATGTCGCGATGTATGCTATCGATCAATCAAAGTCTGACATCTGTCTCGGTCATCTCGAGTTCCAAGGCTTCGAGATGTATCGTGGTGCAGTCATCGACCATGGACTATCGCATAAAGCATTTCAGAAGTTTGACATGGTGTGCTCTGGTCATTTTCATCATAAGTCTACTAAAGACAATATCAATTATCTTGGCGCTCCATACGAGATGACATGGTCTGACTATGACGATCCTCGAGGAT